AGGGTAAAAGATATTGGACTGAATAATTTTTTTAATATCGTTAAAGTTACCAAACTTGACGAAGGTATCATCTTTGTCGGGGATAAGATTTTGTTCAGATGTGGGGAGAACTGCAGGAGCACTGTAAGAACGCTCAATCTCTTCAACACGTTCTTGAGTCACTTCCAGATTCCAGCGACCACGATCAGTTTTGTATTGTGCAAGTTTATTAGAAATAGTCTGATAGTTAAGATTACGATAAGCACAAAAACCTCGGAGATCGCCAGAAGTAATTTCTGGTCCATACAGATTCTGCAGAGATTCAATCAGTTGTGCGTCAGTCACAGGAAGTTTGCGAGGCATGATGTAGTTAGGTGGTTTGTTTCAACAAAGTAATTATAGAAGCAAAAAGGGGGCAGCGTAGTGCCCCCTGTGCCAGTTCAACGATTGGTCATCAATCCATAGTGAATTTTTTCTTGGCAGGCTTTGGTGCAACTAGTGGTTTTTCAACCACGACCTCTTCAACCTTTACAGGTTCTGGAGTTGGTTCGGGCGCTGGTGCTGGTTCTTGGAATAAATCGGTAAATCTACTCATTAATCCTAATAGAATTCTATGAATATTTATCAGGCAACAAGTTCCACAAACTCACCAAGAATACGCTTATTCATTTTTTTAGTCTTAAGACTTTTCACAAATGCGTTCTTAATTTGAGATTTAGTGGCGTCTTCTGCAACATCAAACGCAGAATCTTGCGAAAGAGCACTACAAGAAAGACCAAAATAAGTATGATACCCAGACTTTTTGATAGAGAAAGCTTTTTCTTTTCTCCAGGTATTCATTACTTTATCATGCTCATCCCCATAATAACCACAATATCGCCGAATAAAAGAACCAGCATCACGAGATTCCAAAACACGAATTCCGATAAAATTAATGTTGGTAAAACAATCCCTCAAATTGCGAAGAATAACATCAGTAAATTCATGCCACTCACAATCAAAAGAATAAGTATTGCCAGTTTTACGATCACGAAGAAAAGCATTTGGTCCAATATGTGCAGTTCCCATAAAAGGTTCTTGTTCCCAACGGCGTTGAACCTCACGGTGATACTTAATCGCACAAGATTCACCATCAGTTAGAACAACACACTGAACCTTTTGAAGTTTGTTTTCTGTTTGGAATTTGGGGAGAATTTGATGTAGAGAAATTAATGCTTCGTTCAAAGGAGTTCCAGAAAGACTCATACCAACAGGAACAGGGTATCGAGAATAATTTCTACAATTGAAAGAAGCAGCAAGATGGAAAATGTTCTTCATTTGATCCTCAAGAGTTTTGCCGTTCACTTTGCTGGTGAGAAGATTCATCATAGAAAACCATTCACCAACTTGAACAAGACTGTCCTTTTTCTTGTAAGCAAGTTGGCGAAGATTTGCTTTACCGTCTTCATACTTTACCAAAGGATAATCCGTAGTAAAGGCATAAACCTCAAAAGGAATACTAACTTTCTTACAGAACCAAACCAGGTTAAAGAGTTGCTTAACAGTATCAAGCATTACATCACACATAGAACCAGACCAGTCCAGAACAAACACTAGTCCATGATTCTTACCATCTGCAAGAGTTGTCACTTTACGGAAGATATCTTCGTTATATTTGTAGGTATGAAGTTTAGAGCAATCCAAAACACCTGTGCGAGCAGTTGAAGCACGAGCATAGGAATCTGCTGCCTTACGACACTCAAACTCTTTTACCAGATAGTTGACTTCCTTTTGAGCAGAACGCTTGAACTCTACAAACTTCTTATCAACTTCACCAAAGATTTCTTGGTGGGTATACCCACAGTTAGTAAGGTAAGTATCCCAACTTTCTTTGCACTTTGCATGAATTTCAGAATTGGGAACGATAACTTTATCTAGATCAAGTTTAGGAAGTTCAAGATATACATTCTCATATGCATCACCATCAATCAGTTCCTTGAGTGCTTCCTCAAGTTTGTCCATAGTCTTCACTTCAGGTTCACTATCTTCACCACCTTCATTAGATTGAGAAGATTTTTGTTGTGGTTGAGAAGAGTCTTGATTGGAGGGTGATCCTTCAGAACCTTCAGATTCAGGTTGATCATTCTCACCTTCTTCTTGATCAGAAAAATCAGATGCAGGTTGATTGGAACCACTCTGCTGCGATTGCAGATCATCAATCTGGATTTTAGTTTCTTCTTGTTGCTTCTGCTTGCAATACTTATAGAGTGCCTCTGCAGCAATCAAAACATCAGCAAAGGTTTCACTATCAGCAATCAGATTGACAATTTCAGTTTCCTCACCACGCTCAACAGGAATATCAACATAGTTTCCAATCTTAAACCAAAGGTTTACACGGTCGGCAAGATTATAGGTTTCGAGATTATCGTCTTTGAGTTGGAAAAAATCATCATCAGAAAGTTCTTTATAACCGTTAAAGAAAGTCTTGGCAAGACCAGGATAACGGCGCTTCATCATCTTCTCAATACGGGCATCTTCCACAATATTCACAAACTGTGGAGGAACCTTTACGTTTACTGTCCAATCCTCATCAGGGGTGTAAAGAGCGTGTCCCACCTCATGCCCCACCAGGAGATCGTATACGGTGTTGCTTGCCTTCTCCCACATAGGAAGCGTAAGCACACGGGTGTGAACGTTGAATTGGGCAGTCTCTACCTTCTTGTGCTCAACCACCAGATCTTCTGTGGCAAGCAGCTTGGCAAGTTGAGATTTGATTTCGTGGCGAACGGTCATGGGTTTGTTGCGTATGAACGTATCATACAAAAAAAGAGGGTGGTGAGACCCTCTTGTGTGCCAGTTTGAGAATTGGATCAATACTTCCAATTACCACACTTTTAGTAATTATCCGTTATTTTTTCTAGCCGCTTCAGATGCTCTTCTTCTCCTCGATTGCTCTACGGCACGTTTTGCCGCTGCATCTGCGCTTTTCTTTTCTTCTGCTTCCTGACTTGGTGTAGGAGAACCTAGGTAACGATTTCTTCCACCATCTCTATCTGCCCCACCAACGGCATCTCCACGACGACCATAATAACGTGCTTCTTCTACTGGTTTTGTTTTTGGTTTCATTCTTTGTTGTCTTTGTGCATAAGTTTCGCCAGGAACTCCAGGGCGCTCCCTGCCACCAACAGTTTTTGGTTCTCTGCCAATATTTTCACCCATTTCAACAATACTTTGCTTCCACTCTTCACTCATGTTCTCCAGAATAGCATATGCTGCTTCTTGAGTTTCAGCATAACCTTCATCAATCAAATATCCCATGAGATATTCATCACTCAAACCTTTTCTTGCAACGTGACCAGCAAGTTTAGCAGCACCTGATGCTCCCTTACCAACTTCACGAGCAACTCCACCAACTTTTCCTGCCGCTTTACGAATTGTTTTTCCAGTTTCTTTTGCAGCACTCATAGCAGCGTTGTGCCTTTCAATACCTCTATTAACAGCACCAGCAACACGATCTAACAGTCCTGGTTTTTTAGGTTGCTTTTTCGCAGCAGCAGCAACAGCAGATTGTCTTTGTAGCGATGCCTTCATTCCTGATGGTTTTGAAGCAGATGCTTTTGCTTCAGTCTCTTTTCTTGCATCTTTTTGAGCACGAAGTCTCTTTAATGATGCTGCTTTTGGCTTACCTTGAATTTCCTTCCCAGAAGCAAGTTTAGGTTCAATCTTTACACCACCTGCTCTTGCTTCAGTTAAAACATACTCTTCAGCAATATCATAAACAAAATTAGTAAATTCATCCAGTCCAAGATCTTCAATTAAAATATCAACACCTTCTTCATTAAGACCCATTTCAATAAAATAATGTGTCGCAATTTCTACTTCTTCTAAAACTTCTACAATAGTTCCTTCTGCTAAATCTTGTTCAGCGTATACATTACTATATGCCTCAAATAAAGATTGTAATTCTTGTCCTTTCATTTTTATAAAAAACTTTTTAGTTATTTATAGAATTTTTACGGTAGAGAATGCCTTCTTTCTAAATCACTATGCATTTCAGCATCCTGCGCTGTTTTACGGCGAATATTTTGTCTTTGACGCCAAAATGACTGTTTAATTGCTTGTCTAGATCTTTCGGCAGCCAACTGATTACTCATCTGCTGTTTAGCATTCATGGATGGAGAACCAGATTGTTCTAAAAACTGCTTAAATGTTTTCATTAATGAAAGATCATTTTAGATACATCAAATATTTATAAAAAAAGAAGCACCCCCGTGCTGGAGACGCTTCTTGAGTGCTTGGCGACGTGCCTTTGCTTGTCGGAGTGCTTGTGGTTTGAGTTTCCGTTTCTGATCCTTCTTACTGTGGTGTTGCCAGTTTGGGGTGTTCATTTTGGGTTACGGCCCAATCTATGACCGTGCGAATTTGCTGGTTGTATGACCATACAGATTTTAGCATATTGGCGTCCACTCCATGCGTTTCCATCTGAACTATGAGGGAATTCAGATCTTTGGGGAAGCAGGTGCCACCAAATCCACGATCATTATCAAATCCAGGGACTTGAGTATGAGATTCTCCAATCCTACTATCCGAAGTTACACCAGAACACACGGTTTCATAATTCATTCCAACTGCTTCACAAAGATCATACATTTTATTAAAGTATGCTACTTTACATGCAAGAAAACTATTTGCAAAATATTTAATTGCTTCACTTTCATCAGAACTAGTTATAACACTCGGAATTTCTGGGAATATAGTTTTGAAGAAATTGACGAACTGCTGACAAAGATTTTTATCGCCACCAATAACATTCCTTTCGGAATTTCTAAAATCTTCAACAGCATTCCTAGCAGTTAAAAATTCTGGATTATGAATAACTTTATGCTTTTTGGAATATTTTTTTGTAGTACCAATAGGAACAGTTGATTTAATTACAAATATTCCATCAACATTTTTTGGAAGGTCTTTGAAAAAATTATCTAAAATTGAAAGATCACATTCTCCAGTGCTCTTCATAGGAGTTGGCAAACAAACAAAAATAAATGCTTGCCGTAATACTTCATCTAACGAATTAAATGATTTGTTTTTATCTACATCAAAAACTTTACAAGTTACTTTATCTCTTAAGTTTTGATATACTGCATTACCAACAAATCCATTTCCAATAATTCCAATCATACAATTAACCTACTAAATCCTTTTACTTTATCAAATTTTAGCACATTTTCAAATTTATCATATAAATCAGTCTTATGAGAAATCACAAAAATATTAGCATCTTTAATCACATACCGAATAATTTTTAAGAACTCATCAGTACCAAATCCATCAAGTGAAGAATCAAATACCTCATCCATAATCAGCAGATTAGTATTGACGGAGTTTTTGACTCTAGCAACTTCTCTCCAGGTGAAAAGAAGAGCAAGGTCAATTCTCATTTTCTCACCTTCACTAAAAGAACTATAAGAAAAGTCTTCGTGAATAGGTGATTTTACAGTTTCGTTAAATTCTTCATCCAGATTGAAATTAATATAAAAATCCATCATCTGAAGATAACGATTCACCTGCTGATTTATGAAAGGAAGATACTTCTTAATTATCTTCGTTTTAACGCCGTCGTCCTTGAGTAAGGAATAGGCAAAATCGTAATAAACGATTTCTTCTTTTTTCTTTGAAAGATATTCAAATGTTTTTTGGAGATTGTTTTTAAATTCTTCTAACTTCTCATGTTCAGAATTTCTGTTTGCAAGGTTCTCGGTAATAGTTTGAATTTCATGTTCAAGATCTCGGATTTGTCTCTGGTTGAGTGATATCCGAGTATTGTTTTGAGAAATCTCATGGTTGAGTTTCGTAATCTCCTTGGAAAGAACTGTAAATTGATGCTCTCTTTCCTGTTCTAATTTTATGGTCTCCTCAAGTTCGTGAAAACCTTTCTGGAGTTCCTTTGCTTTATTTTGAGCATCTTCAATTCTATTTAATCGAAATGATTCCTCAATATCTTGGGTGCAAGTAGGGCAGACCGTATTCTCACTAAAAAACTTATGTTCTTTTGTAATAGAAAATACTTTTTGAGATAATTTTCCTTTAAGATTATTAAGCTTTACTAATTTATCCCCAGCACCAATAACTTCTTCCTGTGCTTTAGTGTATTTGAAAATACTCTCTTGAACTGTAGAATTATCTGTTAGATACTGATCAACTTCAGTGTCCAACTTAAAAATTCTTTCTTTATTAGAATTAATATTAGCATTTCCACGATTCTCAAGTTCTTCAATAAAATCTTGCTGCATTTTGATTTTATCTTTGAGATTATCTTTACTTAAATTTAAAGATTTAATCTCATCCTTTTCTGCTTTGATTTTTTCTTTGATCAAATTATTCATCGCAGAAAAAATACGAATGTCTAAAAGATCTTCAATTACTTCTCTACGATTGGCAGATGTTAATTGCATAAAGGGAACAAAAGTGCTACTACCCAAAATTACAATTTGAGTAAAAGACTTATAGTTTACTTTAAGGATATTTTCTTCTAGAATTTTTTGATTGGCACGATCATCTGCTTCTTTATGTAGAGCAACACCATTTACTACAATATCAAAAATACTAGGTTTAATACCACGACGAACCAAGTAATCACGATTGTTTACAGAAAACTCAATTTCAACAATACAATCTTTTTCGTTAGTGGTATTAACTAACTGTGGTTTATTAATCTTACGAAACGGTTTATTAAAAAGAACAAAGGTAAGAGCATCTAGAACTGTAGATTTACCTGCTCCATTTGTTCCAATAATTAAATTTGTATTACTTGCTTGAAAATTAATTTCAGTAAACTGGTTTCCAGTTGAGAGAAAATTTTTCCAACGAATTTTATTAAATACTAACATTTTTTGGGGGAATTACAATATCATCAGGAGTAATTACAGTATACTTGTAGTTGTGATATCTACAAGTTTTTATAGCAAGTTCATCGTCTACTTCGACAACATCCATTTCAGTTTCTTCTTGATCTTCAAGCATTAAAGCATAACGAGTTGCATCATCTTCCTCCTCAAAAAGAAATAAAACTTTATGCCCATATTGGTCTTGAACGGCGTAGGCGCCTTCATCTTTTTTATCTTTAAGAGTGAGAAGAAACATTTTACTCTACTTCGCAAGCTTGCTTGTACAAATCTTCAAAAATTCCTTTGACAATCACCTTATCAAATTCAAATTCAGATTCTTCAATATAACGATTTAGAATTGAAATTGTACTTTCTTCTTCTTCAATTGTAAAATTTTCATTTTCAATAATGTCAAAGTTTTCTACAATTTTTAATTCTTGAATTTTTGCAGAATAAAGTTTATCAATAAATTTTTCAAAATCTTTTGGTTTTGATTTTTTACGCACAATTACCTTAACAATTTTGTTTTCATACTCTGTAGCATCAAATAATTGATAAGGAGTATCCTCATAATAAATGTTATAAAATAATTTATAAGGATTATTAATTGGAGTGTGAGTAAGGGTTTCCGTATCAAAAATATGAAAACCACGAGTATCATTTACATCTGTCCAGTACATTTCATAAGGATTACCCAAATAGAAAATGCGTCCATTATCAGAACGAGTGTGGTAATGACCAGAAAATACTTTTGTGAAGTTTTTAAAAATAGTCGAATCCAGTCCATGTTCCATCACTAACTGACGATTAACTCTAAATCCTTGAAACTCAAGATGGCCCATCGCACATTTACTCTTGGATTCTCCAATCATCTTAAGAGTGTTTGCTTCATTTTCTTGATTGATCCAGGGTATCAATAAAATGTTTAAACCCCCAATATTAATTTCAGCAGCATTACTGTAAGTTTTAATATTTGGATATGTTTGGAGAAGAAGTTCTGGAGAATTTACCGTATTAGTATTTTTATAATAAGTATCATGATTGCCGATGATCATATGAACATCATATTTTTTAAGAGGGTCAAAAACTACACGCTTTGCCCACTCAAGACTTTGATAATCAATTGATTTGCGACTATCAAAGGCATCACCCATGTGAATGACTGCCTCTACTTTATGTTCTTTTAGTGCTGGAAAGAAAACATTTTTATAGAAAAGTTCAAAGTAATCATGAAGATATTTTGAACCTTTTCTGGCGCCATAATGAGTATCTGTGATAATTGCTATCTTCATTTATTACGATATTGAATGGCATCCTTAATGGAATTATACTCCGAACTATGCCCAGAAAGCAAGCTATCGTCAATCATCATCACCTCATCAAATCCACTTCTTTCAATAATTTTAGATTTAATTTCAAGTTGTTTCTTTTCCTTTTGAATTCTCCTCAAGAAAGCGTAGTGAATGATTTGAGTGAAGTACGCAAAAGGATTGCTGCTTTTGTTTGGATCGAAATTATGAATATACTGAATACAATTCTCTACCCCATCAGAAATCATGTCTTCACGAAACATATAATTCACGAAGTTTGGTTTATATGAAAGGTGAGTTGCAATTTTAAGAAAACAATCCCCAAGATAATTGGTCACTTGAGGTTTTGGCAAACCATTTTCTTTTGATTTAAGATACTTTGCCCTGTAAACAATAATTTCTTCTAATAATTGTTTGTTGTTTACGTAATGCTCTGATTTCTTTTTGGACATAACATTTGTTTTATTTTGAAAATATTAATTATCATTATAGCACATTATACCCTCTTGACAAACCCTTCGAATATGAGTAGAATGCCTTTGTTAGGTTTGAAGATGAGATTTAGCTTTCTTTATGATCTTTAAATATATCTTCTAGCTTCTTACGAGCTTCATCAACGGATGATAAGTATCCCATTTTATCAGATAGTTTAACTTTACCACTCATGATATCAGATATCGTATCTTCGTCATCTTCAATAAAACTGTTGTAGCAATTTATTATTACTTCATCATTAACTTCAGTCATCGTAATAATTTTATCAAGTTTAATGATAAAGAAATCATCAGATGGTATTTCCATCCATGGTTTTATCTTTACCATTTGTCCAGAGATGTTTGTAATAATTTTAATTACTACGGGATTTTGTAAGACAACGATTGGATCACCATCGTTTTCGTCTATGGATACTAGTGAAAATATCTCTTCACCACTAATTAATTTGATGCTGCTATAGAATTCATCTCCCATTAGTTTTTAAGCGGTATATTTACAATATCGTAATTAAAATTTTCTTCATTATAAATTTTTATTCTTTCAATTAAATGATTAAGGGTATAATTCTTTCTTGATTTATAACTGATATCATCGGCAATATCATATAAAGTTGCTTTTACTTTGTTATTACCTTTTCGGAGTACTCTTCCGATTGATTGTAAATTGCGGACTCTAGACTTTGAAGGTGAAGCAAAAATAACGTTATGTAAATTCTTAATGTTAATTCCTGTACTAAACGTCCCATATGATGCCACAATAATTGCATCATTTTCCTTTTCAGTAATTTCTCTAACTTTTTCTCTATCTTCAGTATCCACTCCACCATGAACGAAAAAAACATGACGATGATCAGATTTGCTATTATTTATGAGATCGTACAAAGGTTGTCCATGACCTTCCACTCTAGAAAAGAGAATTAAAGTATTGCCTTTAAGATCTAGTGCAAGGTTACGAATAAATTTATTACGCTTTTCGTGATTGATGATATATTGAACTTCGTCCTCAAAGGTTTCAAATTTGTTTGGTGGATGCTTCAGCAAAAGAATATTAATGTCAAGTTTTGCAACATGACCCTTTTGCATCAATTCATCAGTACGAATAATCTTGTAGGAAGGACCAAATAAACCCTCTAAAACCCACTTATGTGTTTGTGATCCATCTAAAGTTCCAGTAAATCCAAAACGATACTTTGCGTCAGAAAGTTTTGTCATTATAGATACTAATGACTTGGATTTAAACTGGTGTGCTTCATCTCCAACGACTACATTAAATCTAGAAAAATATTGCTTGGGAAGTTTGTAGATGGACTGCCAGGTAGTAATAATGACTTGGGAATCAGTTTCTCTTTCCTTTCCCGCATAGATTTTGTGGCAGTATGAACCCACGTCAAATCCATAACTTGAAAAATCTTTATACATCTGCTCTACAAGGGATGTCGTTGGGACAACTACGAGAATATTTTGTCCTTTCTCAACGTAATATCGGACAATCGCATATATCATCAACGACTTTCCAGAAGCAGTTGGAGATATCAACAACTTTCTATTATGTTTTAGGGCGTCGTATACTCCCTCAACTTGATAATCACGGGGAGTATAAGAACAAATAGAGTTCATATAATCTCTCACACCTTCTTTTGAAATATGATCGTTTACTTCAAAAGGAAGTCCATAAAATTTATTATTTCTAAACTCATATGTGTAGGTGTGTTGCTCACAAAATCTTATGAGTTTATCTAATAAACCAACGTATATTTCTCTTGTATTAACATTAAAAAGATATATGAATCCATCCCACCACTTATTTTTATAAGCAGGTGCAAACTTTGCATTTGGCACTTCAAATTGAAATGCATCTCTTAATTCGTAATAGACGTGAGGTTCTGCTGTAACTTGTAAAAAAACCTCATTTTTCTTTTCTATAATCAAATGACTCATATTTTATATCAATCTGATACAAATATTTATTTTGATAAAAAACGACCCTTATCATCTCTT